GCTCCACAGAACCTATTATCCTGCAACGACTTACAAGCCTGCAAGGTCTTGCATACGTGTGAAATAATTCCCCCTGTTGGCACGCTTCTTGAACGTCGACCCAGCCCCGGTCTTTGTTGTAGCTTTTGTACCATAATTACAACAACCCCCAAATTACAAGTTAGCTAATGGCAACAACTTAGGTTTTCGCTGTTATCCCACTACCACCCAACGCCGTAAATAGTTCGGCACGATCTTTGTACAGCCCAAGCCCCCTAACGGAATAATCGCTGTTTGCCGATCTGGAAGCGCAAGGCGTCCAGATATATTCCGGGTATTTTCGCTTTAGCCGCCCCAACAGAGGGGGCTAGCCAGGGGTTTCGAGGCGTTCTAATGCTCTTGTGGCTCAGGTCATAGATCATACGTAGGGCCGGTTTTCGCTTGCCGCCTATGACTTTGAATACCCCTTCGCTACGGGGTAACCCAAGGAACACATGACTACCCTTAGACTTGGCCGCAACCCGGATAGCCGCCGCGGTTCGTTGCTGCGGTGTCCATTTGCCCCGCTTATTCTTGTAGCCGCCGCCGTATTTCAGCTTGATATTTCTGAGCTTATTGGACTTAACGGGCAGTTTCGTACGTGGTTCCTGGTGCATCGGCAACCGGGCTGAATATGACGTAGCCAACGGGACGCCCCGCTTGCCCTTTTTAGCCACCGTGCCGCCGAACTCCTGACGTTCCATGTAATCATCAACCGAGCCCACTGCGGCGACCTGGCGCGACACCCGCAGGCCCTTGGCCGGGTTAACCATGACCCCCCGCACAGTGTGCTTATTCCTGAGCACCATGCTAGATCCGATTTTAGTCCGGGCCTCGTCTCTAGCCTCAAAAGCCGCCGAGTTTATCGTGTGCCGCGTAGCGTACGGGTACGCCTTTCGAGCGAAATCTTTTAAATCCCGCTCCAAACGTTTTAATTCGCTATCATCCATTTTTATCATACCCACACCTTGCCGCAGATTGTTCTTTATGTCAAGCGGCCCGAACCCCGGCCCGAACCAAAAAATTATAGGTCTTTGTGCCGCTTGGTCTTACGTCCAGCCCCGACCTAGTGTGGCCCGTACGGCCCTTACGTACGGGCCACTCGTAAGTTATTATTTAGCAACCCCTTACCCCCTTATATATCTCTTATGCCCTTATGTATGGTTATATTGTGTGTATATAATAAGGGTACGTACGTAATTATGGGGCATGCCCGCGGGGGATATGGCGGGGGTAGGGGCCGGTACGGGCCACGGGCCGCGGCAGCCGTAACCCCAAGCCGCTTAAGGCTTTACCCGTGGCCCGAACGGTTTGGCCCGAACGGGCCTCCGGGCTAACTTAGCGTTAATTAACCGCCGTAGCACCACGAACTAACGTTAGCGTTAATTTACGTCTATAATAATTAGTATTATTTTACTTGCGGTCCGCAATTAGATGGGTTATATTGTATCTATGGCCGGGACGAAAAACACAAACGAAGGGAAACGAAATGACCGCACGCCAGATAAACCGCAAGCTTGAAGACGCCGGATTTAACATGGCCGTCGTTATTGCCTCAGGACGTAATGAGGTTGAAATTCTGGTCACTGACGATAGCGACGCCACAACCGAAGCAAAAGACCACGCCGCAACGGGCCATGATTCTTGCGACACCAGTAACCCCACACACTACTAGAAACCGAAAGGAACTGACGCCGTGACTCACCGTAACGAAATCAAAGAAGCCGCCGAAACTATCGCTTGTACTTGCTGGGGGCGGGGCGGTAGCCTTGACCAGATCCAACTTGAAATTCAGAAGGCGTTTGAATCTGACGGTCCTGCCGAACTGCGGGTAGCCCTTGACTACGCCGAGGAGTGGGTAGCTTGTATGGACGTGCGCGGGGATATCGGGGCCGCCAACAAAACGTCTTTCACCCCCGAAGAGGCCGAAATCATCATAAACAACGCCACGATGTCAGACCGCCATAAGGCCCGTTTGTTGGGGCAATGCCGCCGAGGCGAGTACGGTACTACTTTGGTTCTTATGGGCCTCGTACGTAATCAAAGAAAGGCGTAATGACAATATATACGAAAGAACTCGCAAGGATTATAACAGATCATGGGGCATGCCTTGTGGACTCAAGCATGGGGGCGTGCGCCAACCTACGGTACGCCAACCTACGGTACGCCGACCTACGGTACGCCGACCTACGGTACGCCGACTTAGATTTTTTCGCGTGGCCGCTTTGGTGTGGCTCCCGGGGAGTTATCGTAGACTCCAAGATTGCCGCCCAACTCGCCGCGCATTTCTGCGCCTTAAGTTGCGAGGACCCCGATTTCGTGGCGGCGAGAGGCGCTATAATAGGCTTCGCGCGAACGTCACACCGGGCGCGCGAATTGGGCATCGCCGAACCGGAAGCGGGGCTGTAACCATGGATCTAGTCAAACAATTAGTAGCCCGCCTCGGTAGTCAGAAAGCGGTCGCCGAAGCGTTGGGGGTAGACCCCGCTCAAATTAGCAGGTACCTACGGGGACAGAAGCCGAGCAGGACGGTTATCCTGTTAGCTGAACGTATCTTAACCGAGGGGGGCGTAAAGCCATGAATATTTGCGCGAAATGCGTGTTTCACGCAAAAGGCCGCGGGACCCATCTTTGTTCGTACCAAGCCGGGGCCCTGGATACAAACTCCGTCACGGGGAAGCTCAAATACGACGTGTATTGCTCTGAGCGGAATCCTTGGGGTGAGCGCCCGTTTTACGTCCCGAGCACTCTCAGTTCTCGGTTTTTTAAACTGTTGGGGCGTCACTGGCGAGGGTGACACCGAATCGGCATAGGACCACTATAGTACCCACCTGCGGCCCGGAGTCACCCCCGGGCCGCTAAAAACCCGTTGGGGGCCTTTGATTCGTCCCGTTGTTGGGCCCTCAGATACGCTAAGACGGCCTCTCCGGCGTCAGCTATCATCTGATCCGGGTGCCCCGACCGAACGAACAGCCGCGGTTTGCCGCCCTCCTCCATGAGCACCTTCGGCGTTCGGCCGCCCGGTAACGCCGGGTGCCAGTCGTAACCGAGGCTCTGCAGCATTTCACGGCGGCGGTTACGTGGGATAACCCGGTCCGCCCGAAGACTCGCGAGCATACGTTCAATCGCCATCGACGATATCCAGCCACCAGCAAACCCGGGCTTCCCCTCCTCCACAAGTTCCAGTATTTCTTGTTCGATACTTCCGAGGCTTTCAGATACAGCCGCGTCGGTACTTGACGTTTGCGGCGCCCGATGGCAGGCCCCCGCGGGGTTTAAATGCTCCGGAATCGGATACGTAGCTAGATAGTCCGCTACGATGGCGTAACCACCGCCACGTAGCCAAGCGTAAAGCCGGGGGAAGTAATCGCCGTCCAAGCCATCCCGGGCCAGGTCGTCTATGCGTTGCTGCGCGGTGAAAAAGACGGCGAAACGTCGGTCATTACGGGTCTTTTGTATGGCGTCGCGTCGGTTAGCGTTTAGGACGAAATTAGCTCTATTGTCCCCGGTCGTTTGATCCGCGCCTTTCGCGTGGATCTCTATCCGATCATTAGTTATGAGCGGTTTTAGGGCTTCCAGCACCTCCCGTTTACTTTCGGGGACAAAGACGTCTTCAACCCCGATAAACAGCTTTCCGCTTATCCAGGCGTTGAATTTATTATCGATATCCGCCGCTTTGGGTAAATGGGTGTAGCGGTTTCCGACGGCGTAAGCCACGCAACGCGTAAAGAGGGTTTTGCCGTTACCGTCCGCCCCTTGGATAAGAGGGCACCATTGGAATTTGACGCCTTTGTGCTGGACGCACGCCGCAAGGTAGGCCAGCAATATAGCTTGGTCCTGTTCGACCGGCAGGACGTTGGCCAGATGATCCAGAAACGGCGCCGGGTCGCCCGGCGCGCGTGGCGTTTCGATAGGCACATAGATATTAACGAGGCGGGCGCCCTCTTCGGTAATGATGCCCCCAGACGGCAGCTCCGGCCGGAAACAGATACCTTCGGCTTTAGGGTATCGTACAACTTGGGATTCGGTAAACGCTTCCCATGCTTTCCGCGTGGACGCCTTGCCGGCGTCGTCTCGCTGAAATTCGTAGCCCCCGTACGTAGCGTTAAATTGATCTGATTTAAGGAGCGCCCCGTTCGGCGTAAAGGCCCGGTGTAGGTTTTGCACGTAAACACACCCGCGGAAATGGTCTATCTGCGCGTCCGGCCCGAGGTACTGATAGCCCGCGAGCTTTTCGGGGCCCGACGTTCCGAGCGTTGGGCCGGCCTCTTCGATTCGTTCGCGGTTTTCTTTGGGCGTATAATATTGAGTTTGCACCCCGGCCGCGTTGGTAATCGTGCGATATAAATAGTCTTCACGGCCCCATTTTTCACGCACCAGGCCAGAGGCCCACATAAGACGGTGGATCTGTTCGCAGTCCCCGCCGGTCCAGAAGGCTAAATGTTGAGCTAAGGCCGCGTCTGCTTCGCTATCGCCGTATGCTTTATGGGGGCTCTTCGCGGGGTAGAACTGCGCGAGGCGATCCGGATCCGCGGCCCATAGGTCGGCAAAAGTACATTTTGCCCCGAAGGCTCCGCCCGCTGATTTAGACCGTAGGGCCCGTTTAATCAGGTCCTTATCGTCGGAGACGCCCGCGCCGGCCTCGGCGGGCTCGGTCGTCCACTCCGCGGGGGCCGTGCTTGCTGCCGGCGGCGGGAAGTGTTGCGCCGCTATAGCCGCCAGGGGCGCGGTTAGGTCCACGTCTGCGGACCCCATGGCCCGATCCCCGGTAAGGGCAACGAAACGCTTTGACGTGTAGAGCTCAAGCCCGAGCAGTTCGTTTTTCGTGCCGTGCACGAGTGCTGCGGTCCGGCCGAAGACGTGTAGGCCCTCGCCGGACTGTGATACCTCAACCGCCGCCCCATGTAGCGCCGCTAGGATACCGAGGGCTGTAGGCGACCACCCGCCGGGCTCGGCGCAATGATCGATATCCAGGAAAAAGAACGGGTCCGTTTCGGTAAACGTAAAGCCTACACCGAGGCCGGCGAGTCCAGCTGCGGCTATCGCGTCAGCGGCCGAGAGCCAGATAGCCGGATCGTGTGCGCTCGCCGGCCGCCCCGTCCGGTGATCGATCGGGACCTTGTCAACGCGATCCGCGCGCTGGACCCGTTTCCACACGATGAACTGCTGATACGCTTCTAGCGGCCGGAGCGCTCCCGGTAGTGTCTTCATATTGCGGCCCCGCGGGTTAGTTGGTTATCGATTTAGCCGCTTCTGAACGTAAATGCGGCGGGGCGCCCTGAGCTATTTTATCCCCGGCCGCCAGGCCCTGCAGAACGACCGCAACGTTACCCTTCCGCACGGCCTCAAGCATGATCTGGGTTCGCAAATACCGCATGTTTGCGAAATACCGCGTAACGAGCGCCGGGCTTATTCCCGCTGCTTCGGCCACCCCGAGCCGTGTAACGCTCATATACCCGACGGCCTCGGAAGCTCGCAGCGCCGCGTCAAGGATCGACCCCTGACGCGCCTCAGGAGCAACCCGCCGCCGTGTGATCAGCCGGCCCTCGTGCATCGGGTCGTCTGGTCCGAGCGCACGTATAAAGTTAACGAACGTCCCCCCAACGATCCGGTTGAACGACCCTTCCGGTACGCCGGCGCGTTCGCAGAGGTCCGCCCGGGTTATGTTGACAGCCCCAATTTCAGGATCGGCGGCCATTTCGCGCGCGCATTGCAGGATTTTTTCCTTACTCACCGTCTCGCCTTTCGTTTGTTTGTCATAACGTCCCCGGTCCGGTTGCGAAAGCCGCGTCTCCGCCGAGTGATAAAACTAACTCCAAAAACCGCTGCTGCGCGGCTTCGCGCGGGGTAGCCCCGAATTTCCACCCGGGGGCTTTAATTTCCCGAGCCGTAAATTGGCCGACAATCGTGCCAACGTGCCGAGGTTCGATAAGTAGCGGCCGGACGCCGATAAGGTCACTTGATTTTATCCGGGCGTTAACGGCCTTCGAGACGTTCGCCAGGCCGTACCGCACAAGGCGCCCGTCATCTGTCATCGCCGCGCCCACGTTATTACGCCAGAGCCGCATCCTGAGGGTTGACGCTTCCATCTGTACCAACTTCTGCGCTTCGGCCTCGGTGTCCGGCAGCGCTTTTATCTTCGGTTGCTCCGGCGGTTCGGTAAGTAACGCCTGGAGGTCTGCTATTGCGTCGGGGTTGATGCCCCACTTACAGGCCCAATCTGTCAGTGTCATTTGTTGGCCCCCGGTTTTTTAGCGGGGCCTCGGCGCCCGCCCCCCCCCCAACAACACCACTTGGATTTATCGCCGGAACCGCACGGGCACGGGTCGTATTTGCGCGCCCGAACGGCACCCCGTTGAAGCTTCCGCACTTGCCGTGCTGTTATCTGACGGACTAATTTTCTTTGAGGGTAACTTAGCATTTACCGACCCCCTCTGTTAGTAGCCGTTAGGCCAAGACCTAAATTTATGCGTTCGGCTAACGATTCAGCCGCCGCAGTGTTTAGCGCCTGCGCGCTCAGAACGTCAACCCCAAACATGTGGTAAAACCGCCTGTAACTTTCCGAGTCCGGGTGGCCGGCCGCACGTTGATGCCCCGCCCACCAGGCGATAGCTGAACGTAACACGCCCTGCGCGACTTGTCGCCCGGCGTGACGTTTGACGTGCGCGAGTTGGCCAACGTAAGGCACGTTCCGGGCGATGAGCTGCGACCGGTACGCCTCAGTATCTTGGTCGACGGCCGCCACGTCCCCGCGTAACCGGGCCAACGTTTCGGCGTCCAGCTCGCATAAATCCCCGTCCACAAATTCCGGGCTACTGCGCGCCACCGGTTCAGGCTTATAGCCGCAAAACGGACAACTTACGTGGAATCGCTCATAAACAGCGGTACACTCTGGGCACGCTCGGATAGGTATTCCGCCGTCGTCCTGTCGGGCTTTACGGGCCCGACGTTCCAGGGCCCATTCTTTCGGGGAATCTGGTAGGCCGTGCCGGACAACGTTACCGACGTGGTCAATTATGACCGCGTGGCTTTTGCCCGGCATAGGCCGCAACGCCCGGCCGAATTGCTGAACGTATAGGTTATACGATTGCGTTGGCCGGGCCATGCTTACGACTTCAATAGCTGGTAGGTCAAAGCCCTCCCCGAAAATATCCACGTTTACGAGCTGTAACAGCTCCCGACGTCGGAACCGACGTAAGATAGCCACCCGTTCGGCGTCTGGCGTTTTCGCACAAACCATACCGGCGGGCACCCCGGCCGCGTTAAACTGATCGGCTATATCTGTAGCCGTTTCTACGTCGGTGGCGAACGTAACCCCAAGCCGGCCGGGCGTGATCCGTTGGTAATGTTTGACAACGTCACCGACGATACAAGACTTTCGGACGGCCGATTTAAGGCCAACCCGGCTATAGTCCGCCGTGGCGGTGCTTATTTTCACTCCGGATAAATCCAGGTCTGAAGGCGGGGCAAAAATCCGGTAGTCCGTCAGGTAACCCCCCGTGATCAAACCCCGCATATCCGGACCGGCGGCCATCGCATCAAAGACGCCGCCCGTGTGACTGCCGAGGCCCTTCCCGTCCGCCCGTACGGGCGTAGCTGTTACGCCGAGCCCGCGCGCGTTCGGGAACATAGAAACAGCGGAGTCCCACTTATTCCCCGTGACGAGGTGGTGTGCCTCGTCCTGAACCCAGAGCGTGACCGTTTTAGCCCACGAGGCCAACGACTCTTTACGCCGGGTTAGGGTATCCACACCGGCCACGGCGCACGCGGCCGCGGGATCGTAAAAACTTCGCCGTACTTCCGTGAGGTGAATATTTATGCAAAGTTTCACAACGTTTTTTGGGCCAATTATACGGTGCGGGACGGCGTCCCGGGCCAGCGCCAAGGAAATTTGTGACACGAGCTCCTGGCGATGCGCTATCGCGCACACGGCCCCGGCGTTATGCCGGATAACATGCGAAAATAGAACCGTTTTACCTGATCCAGTGGGGGCGACTGCGAGCACGTTACGGTTACCCGTTTGCCACTCGGCATAGATCGCGTCCCTTAGATTAGTTTGATACGGTCTTAGTTGCATCGTTCGCCCCGGTTAAAATTCCCTATTGACGAAATGGAAACTAACGGTTATTGTCCATGTCGTCAACAAAAAGTTTTTTAACTGAAAGGTGGGAAAGATGGAAAAGATCAGTATTTCAGTTCCGAGGTTGCCGGGGGTTCTTCGAGCCGTGGCCGCTATGTTTGAGGGCCTGGCCGAAGATGCCGCAACGGCACCTTCCGCGGGGTACGCCGCCGAGGCGCAAGACCTGTTGGACCGACCCAAAGACGCGGACCCCGGCCCAACGATCCTGGGGCTTGAACCCACGCCGCCCGCCCCCGCGGAAACGTTCGCAACGCCGGGAGTCGTACCTATCGGTGCCACCCCCGAGGGCCAACTCATACCGGGTGTACCCCCGTCGGCCACCGAAGAGACGGCCACACCGCCGCCCCCGCCGCCGGCGAACGTTGATCTGGACGCCGACGGCTTGCCGTGGGATGAGCGAATCCACTCGCGCGGTAAGACGAAAACGAAAAGCGGCCAGTGGCGAAAGCTGCGTGGGGTCGAACCTGAGTTGGTCGCCTCGGTTGAAGACGAGCTGCACGCTCTTATGGTTGTGGGTCCCCCGCCAGTACCGCCCGTGGCTCCTGAATCGGCACCGCCCGTGACCCCCGAAACGGTCACCTATGGCGATCTCATGCAGAAAATTACGGCTGGTACGGTCAAGCCTGACCGGGTTACCGAGGTTCTGGCCGCCCACGATGTCCCGAGTCTGGTCCTGCTGGCCTCGCGGCCGGATCTGATCGCGTCGGTTGACGCGGGGCTATTCGGGGGCGTGTAAAATGGCACACTCTCTGATACCACCGTCCTCGGCTCATATCTGGGCGCCCCGGCACGGTTGCCCGGGCTGGGTGGCAATGAACCAAATGTACCCCGAAACTGAACGATCCGAAGCCGCCGAACGAGGCACCGCGGCGCACGAGCTGGCCGCCCGTATGGTGGAAGCCGGGGCCTGCGGGGGCGCCGGGATGCCGTCCCGAAGCGAAACCGTTGAAACCGCTGCTACGAACGGGATTATCTTTGATAACGAGTTGTTCGATTCGGCCGCCGAGTACGCGAGCTACGTTATCAAGCTCATGCAGGACCGGCGGATCTTCGGTGGCGACTGCTTGGGGGTTGAAGCCCGGGTAGAAGCGGAAGTGATCCACAAGGATTCTTTCGGTACGGTGGATTTCTACCTGTATGATAAGGCGACAAACGAGCTGTTTATTGTAGACCTGAAAAACGGATATGGGCTGGTGGAAGTGTCTGAAAACTGGCAGCTCGTTAACTACGCGTACGGCGTACTTGATACGCTCGGTTTGCTAACGCTGCCGGCCGAAACCCTGGACGCGATGAGACTCAACCTTGTGATTATCCAGCCAAATGGATTTCATCGGAACGGGACGATTCGGCAGTGGTGTACGACTCTGAAATCTGTTGAATGGATGTTTATGGAGTTGGTCGAAGGCGCTCGTCGGGCGTTGGCGGCCAATCCGGAAACCCGAAGCGGTCCGCACTGCCGGTACTGCCGTGCTCGGCACTCCTGCCCCGCGGCCTTGGAAGCCGGGCCGCATCTGTACGAATCCGTGGCGGACGTGTCGCCCTTAAGTCTTACGACGCCCCAAATGGCCAGAATGTATACATACGTAACGCGTTCGTTATCGCATATGCGTTCGCTGGCTATCGCTTTCGAGGAGCAACTAAAAGCCGCGGCCGTGGCCGGCGAGATAATCCCCGGTTACCGGATGGAAACGACCACCGGCCGGGAAGTTTGGACTAAACCATACTCCGAGATCGCTAAACTTGGCGATTTGTTGGGGAGGGAGCTGCGAAAAGACGAATTAATCACCCCAACGCAAGCCCGAAAGCTTGGCGTTGACGATAGCTTGATGAGCCTGTACGCCAACCGACCAACCGCGGGGGTTAAATTAATCCCTGAAAACACCGACCAAGCCAGAAAGGTTTTTAAGTCATGACTACACCAGCTACGCAGATCGTTACGCCTGTCGGCCGCCTTGTAATGGGCAGCCTCAGCGAACCGCAAACGAAAGACGCGGACGGCAACCCGCTGCGGATCAAACACGGTCCGAACGAGGGCCAGGCCCGGGTTGAGTATTTTATGGGTCTCGCGATCCCGAAAAGTGACCCCGGGTACGCCGCATTGTGGGCGCAAATCCACCAAGCCGCCCGGGACGGCTTCCCGACGTTATTTAACGCGGCCGGAGAGCTGGCCGCCCCGAAATTCGCGTTTAAGGTTATCGACGGCGATAGCCAGGTACCGAACACCAAGGGCGCGCGTCCCTGCGACAAGGAAGGCTTCCCGGGCCATTGGGTCCTGTGTTTCTCTTCGGGCTTCGCCTCGAAATGCTACAAAGAGGAGGCCGGGTCCTTTGTTGAGTACGACGCCGCGAACGTTGACTGCGGCCATTATATCCGGATCGCTGGGACCGTTGCTGCGAACGGGTCCCAGCAAAACCCGGGTGTTTACCTCAACCACTCCATGATCCAGTTTATCGGGTACGGTGACCGTACCGTTACGGGCCCCAACGCGGAAAGCGCTTTCGGTGCGGCCCCCGTCGGCGCACTCCCGCAGGGCTGCAGTTTGACGCCGCCCGCCGGCGCCCCGATGCCCACCGCAGCACCGGCCGCGTTGCCCGGCGTTACGCCCGCCCCGGACTTCCTGCAACCGCCTGGCGTAGCTGCAGCCCCGCCGGCAGCGCTCGCGCCCCCGGTAGCTGCAGCCCCGCCGGCAGTGGTTGAGGTGCAATATATCGCGTCAGACGGTAATCCGTACACCGCCGCACGACTACGGGACGCGGGTTTCACCCCAGAGCAGATCCAAGCTCTCCCGACGGCGTAACCCACACAGCGGGGCCCTGGACTTCAAGCGTTCGGGGCCCCGGCAAGAACTCTAGACGGAAGGCTCACGGAATGATGAGACTCAACAAAGAATTACGTAAACAGATTGAAAACGCCCTGATAGAAAAACAGTTCGGGCCGAAGCGAAAAAAACTAACGCGTCGTTTTGAGAATTTCGCGGACGAAATATATCGTCACGCACACCCACCGAAAACACGCGAACTAATGGATAGTTTACCCGAAGGTTTTCTAGCCACAACGGATAGAGTGCCCACGCATTTTACCGGGTTAATGCGCGTCCACTTACGTATGACCACCGCCCGGCGATTCGCCGCGATCGACGCCCACCGCGCGCAGGAGTACGCCAAGGACACGCCTCAATGGCGTAAGTTTAACGCTTTGACGCAAGCGCGTCGTGCCTTAGGCGACACCGAGGACGAAACGCGGCGGGAGATCCGGGCGGTATTACATAGCGTAACGACCGTCAAAAAATTACTTGAGGTGTGGCCGGAAGCCTCCCCGTACGTACCGACCGAAACGGCCCCGCAGTTACCCGCCGTCTCAACTGAGGCGCTTAATAAAGCGTTAGGGTTGTGAGACGCCCCGCAGGCTGCGGCTACTCGACCGAGCTCCCGGAAATGGATTTCGAGACGTACAGTGAAGCCGGGTATGTTTTCGACGAGGCTACAAACAAATGGCTGTCTATCGTATCGTCACCACCCCACGGCCTTGGTGCTGTCGGGGCCGCGGTTTACTCGGAGCACCCGTCTACAGAGGTGCTCTGCCTCGCGTATGATCTGAAAACAAGCCGCGGGGCGCACCTGTGGGCACCCGGCCGGCCGTTACCTGTGGACCTTTTCGCGCATATCGCCGTCGGGGGCCTGATCGAAGCGTTTAACAGCGGCTTTGAATATCTGATCTGGAAAAACGTTTGTAACGCCCGTATGGGCTGGCCGGTCTTGCCGCTTGAGCAATTACGTTGCGCGATGGCTAAAGCCCGGGCGCACGCACTGCCCGGCGCCCTCGGCAACGCTGCAAAAGTTCTCGGGACCGAAGACCAAAAGATGACCGAAGGCCGGCGTCTGATAACTAAATTCTGCAAGCCCCGAAACCCGACAAAGAAAAACCCCGCTCGGCGAATACGTCCGGAGGACGACCCCGAAGACGCGGCGAAACTATACGCTTACTGTCTCGGCGATATTAAAGCCGAGGCCGCAGTGTCGGCCCTGACACCGGACCTAAACCCGGTAGAGCTCACGCTCTGGAAGCAAGACCAGCGGATAAATGATAAAGGCGTAGGCGTTGACGTAAGAAGCCTACGCGACTGTCAGAAGATCGTAAGCCAAGCTACCGCCCGGGCGGTTTCGGAGTTGCCCGGGCTTACCGGTGGCGCCGTTATGGCCCCCACACAACTACCGAGTATTAAGACCTGGATCGCTGCGCGGGGGGTCCAGACGGACACCTTAGACGCGGACGCGGTAGCCGGTCTACTTTCCGGCGATTTACCCCCCGATGTTCGCCGGGTACTTGAGATCCGGGCAAGCCTCGGCGCTGCGAGCGTCCTAAAGCTCAAAGCTATGGCCCGCCGTATGAGTGGAGACGGTCGCCTTCGGGGGCTGTTTATGTACCATGGCGCCGAGCGGACGGGGCGTTGGGCCGGCCGGGGCGTACAGCCCCAGAACCTACCGAACAGCGGACCCGCGGTAAGCCGCTGCCGGTGTGGGCGCCACCACGCCCGTAAATGGATCGTGTGCCCTTGGTGTGGGTCCGCCGGCACGAGTGCCCCGGTAGAATGGGGCCTCGAAGCCGTGGAAGACGTGTTACACGTAACGAGCTCCGGTAACGTGGACTGTGTTGAATATTATTTCGGCGACCCGGTAGCGGCCGTTTCCGGGTGTATACGGGGTCTCCTTTGCGCCGCGCCAGGCCATGAGTTAATAAGTTCGGATTACTCCGCTATTGAAGCCGTGGTACTGGCGTACCTGGCCGGCGAGGAGTGGCGGCTAGAAGTATTCCGCACGCACGGAATGATTTACGAAATGTCCGCTGCGAAAATAACCGGGGTACCTTTTGATGATTTTGTGAAGCATAAAGCCGAAACGGGCGAGCATCACCCGATGAGAAAAAAGGTCGGAAAAGTGGCCGAACTCGCCAGCGGTTATCAAGGTTCCGTTGGTGCCTGGCGCGCTTTCGGTGCGGATAAACACATAGGCGACGACGCGAAAATTCTCGCGGCCGTCCGGCGTTGGCGTGAGGCGTCTCCAATGATCGTAAAATTTTGGTACGGGTTACGGGATGCCGCTACTGACGCTATTAAAAACCCCGGTCATTGTTTTTCGTACCGAGACATAACGTACGGCGTAAGCGGAGACGTTTTATACTGTCGGCTTCCGAGCGGACGGCTTCTGAGTTATCACACGCCGCGTCTTATCCCGGGGGCAGATCGGTACGGCCGCCCGGTTGAAAAAATTACGTTTATGGGCTGGAATACGGACCACACGAAAGGCCCTAAAGGCTGGATCCGTTTTGACACCTACGGTGGGAAGCTTGCAGAAAACGTTACGCAAGCGACCGCCCGTGATATCCTGGCGCACGCGATGCCGCAACTCGAAGCGGCCGGCTATCCGATCGTTATCCACGTACACGATGAGCCCGTCAGCGAAGTTTTAACCGGCTTTGGCTCGATCGAGGAATACGAAGACATTATGTGCCGTCTGCCGGATTGGGCGAAGGACTACCCGATTCGTGCTGGCGGTGGCTGGCGCGGTCGTAGGTACCGCAAAGATTGAGGCATTGGTGCGGGGCCGGCCTCGAAGTGATACCCCCGCGTGATTAACCGAGGAGTAACTAACATGAGGAAGATCACAAATCCCGTAACGCAAGCTATCGAAGGGTACAAGCAAACGGTACTTACGACTGCGTGGCAGGAGCCAGTCCAGTTGCACAATGTCTTAATTCCGTTTCTTTTGATGCAACAGGAATTGTTCCGGGAGGCCGGCGACCGGGCGGCCCTGATATTAGCGCCCCTATCAAGCTATCGGGAGTTTCTGACCACGCATGATACTGTTGACGGCTTGTTTTTATATCCCACGGCGAGGCTTGAACACCAGATCGTTGACACCCTTGTGAATATCGGTGCAACCGAAGAAGAGGCCACGTTAGGGGGTTGACACCGCCGGGGTTATCCGCTATTGTTCGTTCTGTCAGTAATGGATAACCCCTAAACGAAAGGACCGCCGCCCATGGCGTATAAAGCAAGACATTTAAGACTAATCGTACCGAAAGACCAAAGGGCTTATATCCACCTGAACGAAAGTGGCGCGCTTTGGGCCGGGCCGGGCGCGTTTATTGTTCGCCTTGAAGCCGATGAACTCCCGCCCGCGTACCGTTGGCTTACCCCAAACGAGCCGGGCCGGTTCAGCACTTCCAACCAGGGGCCCCTCGAACTAGTTGATAAAACAGACACGTTGAAAGAACTTCGTGATAGCGCAGCGGCCGCTAAAGGCGGCCCGATCACCATTACCGACGAAATGCACTTTCCATGGGGCGCCCGTAACGTATCGGCCTGCGTGCGGATACTTACGGACGCGCGCGGCGGCCGCTATCATTTCAGCAACCAGCTACTGTCAGCGATTTACGCTCTTGTAGACGACGGCGGGCGCGCTCAAATCGCCCGGATTGAAGCGTCTATTGTGCTCGGGAAAGAAATACCGGCTGCGGTATTTTACGACGCCGAAGACGAAATAGTGGCGGTCCTTTGTGGCAATCGTTGCGATCGTCACAGCTTTTTGGCCACGCTAAAACAGAAAGGTAGCCGATGAGGACCCCCCGTAATTTTGACGCCAACGGTGCGGCGCCCCCCGCGTTAAAAGATTTACTGCCCCCGGGCCGAAGCATTTCTTTTGAGTTTAACGACGGCCGAAACCATTGGGTTCGGGCCGCGTCCCGGTGGTCGTACGACGGCATACCTTCGGCAAGGTTGTGCTGCCGGCCGGGTGTCCGCCACGATCACGCCGTTGATCACCTCCGCCGTATTATGGCGACCTTTCGGGTGTCTCACGATGTCCGCGTAAGGTCCGTCGCGTACTTAGCGTCACTCTGGTTTACTGACTCGGGAGAGCGGTAGTGGTCGACCTTAACGCCGCCGTGTACCGCTGGAAGCTTAGACGTGCGGTCAAAGAAGGCCGCGCGCCGGCCAGTGTAGCCCGGGAATTCGGATCCGAACCAAGTAAATACAAATGCGGAATCTGCGGTATGCGGCACCGGCTTAAATCGTCAGCGGAAAGTTGCTGTTATGTGGACGACACCCCCGAATTACCAAGGGCCGTCGAAGAGGGGAAAACTGAAAGAAAGATTTACCGGTAACACTATTCGTCGGCTTCAAGTTTCTTCAGTTCGGCACGGTGTTTTTGATAGTCCATCCGAGCCCTAAATAACGTCGTGCCGACCAGCACTAAAGATAATAAAATACCTACCGCCGTTGCGAGCTTCCCTATATCGTCCGGAATCCAATTAAGCCAGTCTGCTAGCCCCGTCCCTGTCGTTGCCGCACTCACCGTTGCGCTTACTTTAGTATTCGCTAGTCTATTCATCGTCACCCCATCGGGACTTAAGATAATGACGCAGGACGGACGCCACGACCACTGCGAGACCCAGGGCGCCGTCCATGCTGTTGATCAGATCCCACATAAACTGGAGGGTACATTACCCCCCGGATTTTTCAACATTATTTCCGAACTGGTGGGAGACCCACAACAGGAGGCCCACCACGAGCATGGGCGGCATGCCGTGGACGCCTAACGACTCCAGAAGCGCCGTTATTTGCGCCCCCGCGGCGGCCATAGGCGAGGACTGCGGCATGATCATGCCCAGCACTTGCGGGAGCCCCACGGCCGCCATGGGCGCCGCTATCTTATGTGGCCGGCCAAGGCCCCGGTCTTCGGCCATGTGGCCGGCCTTTTTCACGAGGGCAGTACCGCCGAGGACCGAAGCTGCAACAGCGCCCGCGGCCGGGCCGGCTGCAACGGTAAGCACTGCCGGGGCCGCCGTCTGAATTAATTTCCCGAGCACTTTTAGGGGTTTGAAAGCCATGTTATTCTCCTATCGTGATTTCGTACCCGTCGGTAACGTCTCCACCGGAATTCACCACGAACACATACGCCGTTTCAGCATCGGCAAAGGTCCCAAGATTTGTATCAAACGTTATTTGCGCGTCCGTCCAGGACGTTGGTAACTGTATCTCCCGGTGTGTACAATCTTCGAAAACCGTCGCGTCGCCCACCTCAACGCGCGCCCGTGTCGTATCGAAGTACATTTCTGATACGTGTTGCTTGAGTGTTGCGCCGCCCTGGAAGCTATCGTATGAATGCGGCGCCGCGGTGCCCTTACTACCGAAGCCGACGCCAGCTATGATGACCGACTCGCCGTCTGACATCTCACCTGTTACGCTCGTTATGTTGCTACTTCCGGGCTCCGGGTCTGGCGCAACGTCCGCAGCTTCCCCGCGGTTTTCGTAGGCGCCAACGTCAATAACCGGCCCCGTCTCCCAGTACCGGCCGGTATAGTCCGTCTCCGGAGCGTACGCCCGTACACCCTTACCTATGTACGTATCGCTAATCGGGATCATGTTAAATAAAGACGGGTCTGTACCGACTTCATAATTGACGAACCCTGTAGGCGGGGGGTCGCCGTATTCAACGTTCCCACCGTCAGTAACCCCGGTGGCTGACAGATCCGTCTCCCGACAGATGTTATTCAACGCGTAGCAACGTATGGCGTCACCGTCCATAATTACGCGGGGGCCATAGTGTGTCCCAGAGTAGGCGTAAATTGGCACGGCGGTATTGTTGGCGATACGGCAATCTGTGACCGCCCCATTAAGTTGCAGCCCGTAGTAAAGCCGACCGGCGATAACAACATTATTCGTCAGGTACACCCGTTCCCACGGGCCCCCGGTAAAGTTTATCCCGTTCAGATCGCCCAGTTCGTCATCGTCCGTAGCCACACGGCGAATAATATAGTTCCGGTCTACCGATATCTCTGTGAGCCCGGACGACGTGTACCCCTGGATCAAATCGTTATGATTTGTGGACACGTCAAAGAAGTTAGCCAGGTAATTTTGACTAATTGATAGCGTATCCGCTTCGGTAATCATACCGTCAGCGCATATGCCATCTATGCGATTCCCCACAACCTCGGTTATCGCCGAGTCTATATTATGCACCCCGAAATTGACCCCATAAAACGTGTTGTCTTGTACGAACAGCTTACGCATGTACTGGGACTTGAGGCCATTCGGGGCGCGATCTGCCCAGTCTGACACCGACCACCCGGACCAATCCGCCGTTGACGCGATATCGAAATCTTTTATAACGACGTGGTGTGCATCGTACGTGCTATGTCCGTATACGCCAACAAACGTCGGCGCGTCGTCATACCCCGTCCCGGGCGTAGGCCAGGCCGAACGGTATCGCCGGGTTGACTTCAGGCCCTCGAAGTAAAAATAGTGCCCGCGGTACAACTGTAACGAGTCGAAACGTACGTCATGGCCGGGCATAGGCGTAACGCCGACCCAGTCCCGGTTGAAGTAGTTGCTGAAAGAGATATCTTCGTGGTTGCCCCCGAGCAAAACGCAAAGGTCCCCCGGCCCAACTACCGGACCGTTGACGGCGTTCGTAACGGCATTTGTGGCGTAGTCGCGTTTTTCTATCGTACTGTCACTGTCCGCCTCTACTGACAACGACCGGAACGGGGCCCCCAAAGAACCGTCCCCTTTGGCGGTCGCTTCGGGGTCAAAATAATAAACGTCCGCATCCGAAAAATCGATATCTGGGTTCCAGTTCCGGCCGGCCTTTAAATCAGCCCCCACGGCCGCCGCGTCTATTTGCTCACGCGGAGGTGTGTACTCGTAGGCCCCGATGTCCGCGTACGTCTCGCGGGGCCTGGTGGCGCCGTTCGCGTCAACCGTTGGCGGGGCTCGGTCCGTGCCAACGTTACGGGCGGGTGATGTCGGAGTCAGCCGCAAATCGAAACCCACCGGGCCAACATCGGGCGCCCACGAAACGAAACCGGCGGGAGTCATATCCCAATCCGTATATTCGAGGTTGCCTGATTTCGTCGCCCCGGCAACAACCGACACTTGCGTACAGATATTATCCACGGCGGTACAATCGGTGGTCGTACCGCCACTAGACGTATCAAACGAGATAAGCGGGGCGCCGCCCCAATCAGGTTCCGCGCCGTTGCTGTATATGGGGACAACTGTATTATTGCGGATCGTGCTACCGTCCCCGTCCATAATTTTTATGCCGCCCCAATCACCTGCGATAATGACGTTATTCGATACTTCTGCGTCATTGCTTGGCCCGCTTGAGTACAACACCCCATTCATCGAGCCTGCCAGAGGCTCGGTTATATCGGTATTGGAGACAATATAGTTTCGCGTAACCGAGGTCCTGAAACTTTCGTAGAAAAACTGTAGAAGGTCTACGTGGTTGTTGTTCGTTACCCGCCAATCCCGAAACGTATTCTGCGTGATTTCATAATCCGTTGCCGTGCCGCATTTCGCCCCGTCGCCGTTTAGGTACCGGACGTGATTGTTGATTAACGTAACGTCTTCGTTACGTGGGAGGTCAAACGCATAGTTTACGCATTCGAGAGTGTTCCCCTGCAAATGGATGTTAAACGAGTCATCTACTCGGATACCATTTACAGATCCCCGATTCCAACCGGCGCTGTCCCACGTAGCTGCGACAGCCGGCGCGACTGATCGCAAAAGACAATCTTTTACGATAAAATGCCGAACATCACCGGAGCCAGTAGTGTCATCGCGAGCTATGATAAGTGACGGCGCGCCGTCATAGTTGTCCAACGAATCGGCCGCTGTTAAATTAGCCCGGGCCCACTCGTGCCGAGGCCGCTCCGAGCTCCGCAGCCCCTCAAGGTACCAGTAGGACCCGCGGCGTAATTCGAACGCATCGAAACGGACATCTTCGCCAGGCATAGCTACAATGCCGTAATAAAGTTCCTGCACTGTAGCCCAATAGAATTTTAAAAAAATCCACCCGTGGTTACCTTCTCTTAAAACACACACGTCCCCGGGCTGGACCACGCCCGCGCTCAAAACAGAGCCGTTATAGTGGTACTGCGAGATAATACCCCCCGCATCAACAGCCGCCCCGAAAGCCTGGAACGGATCGCCTATTGAACCATCCCCGCCGGGGGCCGCAGACGGGTCGAAGTAATACTTCGTTCCGTCGCTAAAATCCACGTCTGGTGTCCAGAACTCCCCGGGGGTTATGTCCTGGCCTAACGTAGCTAGGTTAACGTCATGCGGTGTGTAGCCTGGGGTCCCGTAGGACCCCCCGTTACCAAGAGCCACCATAGCCACGCCGCAGACCACCAGGCACACAACAACGCACACTGAGAGAAACGCACGCATATTACTACCGTTCTTTTGAGAGTGTCACGATAACTTCGGTCGCAGTCGATAGAACAACAAAAAACGAATCCGCTTTTACCCCTTTTAGGCTCATTTTACGGGGAACCCCTTGTTTAGCGGAATACAGGGCGCTACCCAACGCACCGCCCGCCGGCCACCAGGGCGCGATCGTCTCCGGGTACACCAGTGGCGTTACAGGGCCGTTATCCTGGAGCCTGAAAAGCGCGTCACCATCGACGGCGAGCACCTCTATCGTATCCGGGTTTTCGTCGGAAGCATCGCTGCCAGCGTATGTATACGTACCGGTGGCAACAACAATAAACTCAACGCTTGGTAACGTATTCATTCTTTACCCGCTTTCCTCGGCGGTATCGTCGTCCGCCGTCACCAACTCGCCGTCCAACTCAACGACCAACGACGGGTCCGCCAGGAGGGCCTTGGCCGTCATAACGTCCTTTGCTTCGGATACAATTTCGGAAATCGACCCTGTGGGGACGCCGCGCCGGGCCGCGTCACGCACGGCCGCGAAAAACTCTGCGGACTCCTCGCACACGATACGGGCCGCTTCGGAGCGGTCACCAATCTCGTCGATACCCCCGGAGATTTTCCCGCCAGCGACCATATCGCCTACAGGAATAAGGGTCTGGAACATGATTTCGAGCGTTGCTTCTGAAAATTTCATGGTCACGGGCCTTTCGTTAATTGTAGGCAGGTTAGCGCCCTGTGTACCCAGCCTAAAAGATACTTTTTAGACGCTTCGCGTTTAGACGCAATATGAACATATCTTCGTATCCTTGCCAATGTAAAACTATCCACAAGGGCGGCAACGTCACCGTAACCCGCCACGGCCGCCATGGTTACCGGCCCGAGAACCCCATCCGTGTGGACGCCCACCGAGGCTTGCAACATCCGGACCGCAGCCCCGACGCCCTGGTTAACCCCGGCGTCTAGCAGGGGCAGAGCCAAAAGCGCGGGGACGCGGCCGCACCGGAGCGGTAGCCAGTAATCCTTAAAGTAAATTATTTTCGCTTGCTGCCGGGTGAGTGCCTTAATTTCCCAATCCGGGTACGCCCGCTTCGAGATACCAAAGTTTGTTTCGCCCCCGGGGTCGTCCGGGTCATTGACGTATCCGCCTTCAAACCTGAGTACGTGGGTTATCGCCGCGTCAGATTGCATTATACCGCCACCCAACCTGTAGCCCCAGCCCCCGTAATCTTCACGTACTGCGCGTCGCCGGCCCCCGTAGGGGCCTCGTTCCAGTACCGCGAGCCGACCACCGCAGCAACAACGCCCTCAGGACTTCCGGAACCTGTATAAATCCGGAGCCCGTTAAGCTCAAACCCCACGTTATCGTCTACTGTAGTCGTTGCCGCTTTTTGGTACGGTGTGGGCTCCGGCAACGTCCAGAACTGTTGACGCGCGATAAATTCCCCCACGGCTTTTTTAGCGGCCGGGCCGAAGTTAAACCCGTCGGTCGTATACCCCGGTTGCCGGACGATTGACGCCCCGTCCGAAGACTCAAGCACTTGGTTTATATCAATAACCAGGGGGTACTCCGACTTGAGCCACGCATTATACGCCTGCCGAACCCCGTTCAAGTCGCCATAGATGCCCCTGTGTGGCGACACCGTGAGATAGACGGGGGTGTAGTTGTCCGCTGCGGCCAACGTAGCCAACGCTGCGATAGACACCTTAAGCTTGCTAAGGACCGTGGCCGAACTATCGCCGGCCTCAAAGTTTGTAATCATATCGTTGGCCCCGCCCTGGATAATCACGTAGTCAGCATAATACGCCGCCATCGGGGTCATATCCGTAGCCCACCGAGCCGCCATATCATCCAGTGTGTCGCCCGCCATAGCCCGGTTGAACGTTCGGGCGTTTAGCTCCGTTTCGACCCACCGACTCACCTGTACGGATCGTATATCATCCGGCCGGCCCGCCGCGCGAATCGTGTTACTAAAAGCCGGGTAGGCGTCCACACCGGCCATAGTCTCATCGCCGATTAGCGCAATGCCGTCGCTGGCCAGATGGCTGTTGTGCATACGCTCGAACTGGAAGCCCCCAATATAGACATCGGCCAGATCGCCTACGAGCGCCGCAAGTTTGGCTTCGAACCAGTTTATATCCCGGAGCGTACCGCCGAAGTAGCCCCCGGATGCGCTATCACCCGCGTAAACTTCCGTCGTATTACCCGCTAAAACTTTCGTCCACACGCGCCGGGGCTTATCCGTCGCTAAACGTTGCCCGTGGCCGGGGTTGGAAAGCGGCGGGCCAACCGCTCGCATATGGAACCGCGCTTCACCTTCGGTTGCGTTAAGCACGTAAAAAGACATCATGTACCAGTACCCCGCGGCAAGCGACGGCGCGCCAGGCGCCGAGCTATACGCAGTCTTAAATAGCGTGTTGGCGGACGTGTCTTTAATCCGGGTTAACGTTACCGGGACGCCGTCCACGTCAATATCAACCGTATCGGCAGTATCAAGGGACGCTGAAGACGACACCAACGAATACCACGAGGCGGTACCCGGGGTTTCGCTATATTGCTGTATGTTCTGCTGGCCTCCGAGCTTCACGTTTTTTACGATATACTGTGTTGTCGGGGTCTTACCGTAGTCCGGACGTACCATAGGATAGTTGTTGTCCGCTATCCGGTCCGCCAGATCCACAGCGCCGGCCGCTTCCACAAGGGCCAACCGGTCCCCCCGCTGGGCCCCCGCCATAACGCTATCTTGCGCGTCGTCCTGTAACTCATAAACAAACTGAATTGTAACCTCCGTTGTCCCGTAAATTTTCCTGGCCGCATAACCGAGGGCCATCGCGCTCGACAGCTCCGGCGCCTCGTCAACCACCGGAACGAAACGCGTAGCGCCGGCCGGCACGTCAACCCACGCCGTAAGGCGGTACTCCATATCGTCGGGTTGCGAGCTGGACGGGCTTGGATCTGCGTAAAACGCCAGGCCCGCGATATCGTGCGAGCCCTTATTACTAACCGCAACGCCTGTTAGTTTGGCACCAACAGGGAAACGGTACCCGGCCGCCGCGGGGGCGGTCGTGCTATACGTCCCACCGGCGAGCAAAAAATACCCAAAATCCGCCGCCGGGAGCGCCGCGAGATTCCCGGACCAATCGAAAAGATAACTCTTCGTAATGCGCTCGGCGTACCGGTTCGCGTCGTCAGTGAACGGGAACAACCGCACACCGTCCCCCGTAACCGTGCCCGTCTTAACCTCCGCAAACATAAATTCGGTGTCTTCGGCCACAACGGCAATGGTGCCGTCCCGGAGCTCCGAGCTATCCGTTGACTGCAGGTCAAAAATGTTTACGAAAACGGCGCCGAACAACCGCCGGCACGCCTGGTAATACTGCGACGCGCCATACTCGTCTGCGTTACCGCTCACCAAACCGCCGCCCGGAATCAGGCCCTCGTACAAAAGCGTCTGGAAAAACCCGAACCAATCGTTAACCACGGCCTCGTCCCACGGCGTGCCCGTACCGTCCCCCGGTGTGGTTATATTCTGAGCCTTGCCCAACGGGTAGCCGCTCGCCGGGAACGTGACCTTTCCGGGGAAAGAAATAAAAGGTAGAATAGCCATTTCAAGCGCTCCTGTTTAGCTGTAATTGACCAACATTCCGAGCCAGTTCTGCGCCGGGCAGACGCCCAAACAAAGCGCTTCAAACTCGTCTTTTCGGGCCGTCGGAACCGCCGCCATATCACCGAAAACCCCGGCGCCGATATAGATAAAATACGGCCACTTACTTGAGTCTACCGGCACCGTGTAGACAACACCCGGGCCTCGGTTAACCAACGGGTACCCCGGGGCCTCAGTCCCATTACCACACTCGGCGAAAACCTCGCCGCACTCCGCCAACGCTTCGCCGCAGTCCACCCCCGAACGTGTCGTACCGGAGTCGCTCTGTAGCCATAAGACCGGGCTTCTGGCCGTAGCCGCCGCACTAACCCCTAACGGGGGTTCTGTTCCAGGCTCCCACCATTCATGGACATATACGTCAAACCCGGCCGCCTGTAGCGTATCCTGGATGTAGCGGGGGCTCTGACCGCCCGTAGCCGCCCACGCCGCCGCCAATCGATCTCGCCGCTCCTGTTCGGTGAGCACGATATCCCGCAAGCCGAATTGACGCTCCCACGCTTCAAGCTCGCGCGTCGTTTGCGGCCCGATGTCACTCCAGACGCCATCAATAAACGCCCGTACGTCCACCTCTAAACCCGACAAGCCAACGAAAAACTGACGTAACTGTTTTTCCGTCGTTATACGCCAAGCCCGGGCCACCGGTAGAAGATGTTTAGTTATCATGCGAACGTCACCGAATCTAATTTAGCCTTTTCACCCACACCGAGAGTATACAGCGAAAATGGCGTGGACGACTCTTCGACAGTTACCGAGGTGAGCACACCACCGGCCGCGCTTGTAATATCGTTCACAACCCCAGTAACCCCGCTATTAGTCACGCGGTCAAGCCGCGGCAAGATCGAAAGCCCGGAGATAAACGGCGCCCGCGCCAGGAAGTATTCCACAAGGGCCGCTTCGATATCCGCTTGAACCTGCGACGGGTTGTCCACCGTGAGCCCTGTAACCGTAACGTCAAATCCAGTCCGCGTTATCGCTAGCGCGTTCGCCAAGGCCGTAGCGGGCCGCCGTGTAGCCAACCCGTTCTGATTCGTGTTTATGGCGTCTAACACCGCTTGAAGCTGGGCGTACGTCGGGATCCCGTCCGCTGATCCTGAGCTTTCTTCTGTAGCCTCGGCGTAAACGTCGACTTGGCCCGGGTTAACGCTCGTGTACGGGTAGATACTGACGATCCCCGGCACCTCTTCGCTCCAAGCTTCATAGTCCGCGTACGCCCCGCCCTGCGGCCGCTTCTGGAATCGATCTATCACACGTTGGCGGTAGACTTCCACCGCTTCCGCGTCAGCGCCTGTAACAAGCTGCGAGTCTACAATCGTGTCTCGTGCTACGTTCGCAAGCGGGTTCGCAAACGATACGACCGCCCCCGCACCGAGGTTGCCGACTGCCCCCGCGCCGCCCGCGCCGGCCGGATCTGACGCTGCCCGGGCGGTCACCTGGACTATAGACGCATCAAGCAAAACAGCATTTATCGTCAAGTACGTTACGCCATTATCCCGGCCCACTAATTGCGCCCCGGCATCCAAGGTCCCACCTTGGAGTTGCACGGTGACATCTAAAACGAGCTCCGCCCGGGTTGCCGCCGTAGGCTCCCCGACGCCAACCAAACGCCCCCACTGGATCAAGGGCTCGACCGTCACGCCGTTAATATCTGTCCGGTTTATCGTAGCGGTCTGCGGGAAAATCTGCTGGAATATAAACCCGGAGTATTTATATAAAATCACGTAAACGCCGGCCAAAACCTTAGCCAGCACCCCCATAAAAGACTTAGGAAGCAGCGGGATAGACTGGTTTAATTCCGCTTCAAGCCGCGAAATTATGTTTTCGCTTATCTCTTGCGTTGTCGGTGTCGTCAAGCTCATACGCTGGCCTTCCAATTTTCAATAAAGGCAAAATCCGTAGCTAACCCCCGCGCTACAACACTAACCGCAATGTGGATTTTATTCAACTGCGGGATGGCCGCGGTGGCCGAAACGGTTGACGCCACGCCCTCGGTAACAAGCCACGCCAGGTCCCGGTTAACGGCGTCCTCAACGCGCCGTAAGTTTTCTGACGTAGCGGCCAGCGCCTGAAGCAAATGTTGCGTTTCGCTCCGGTACCAGTCGACCGGATCAGTCTCCGAAAGATTCGCCCACCAACTTGAGCCCGCGTCGGACCCGCCCGGGTCGTCTTCGTTCCCCCCGAAAAGCGATAGATAAACGGTCGTACCTAAACCGCCGTCCATCGCCATAACACCGCCCGTTACGGTAACGTCTCCGCCGTCGTCCGTCTGGTATAGCATCACGTCGCCTTGCTGGCTCATAAGTTCGGCCCCGTGGTTCCCGGCGCTGTCGTAACGCTATGCGTATGACCGGCAAGCTCCTTAGTTGCGGCGATAACCGACGGCGCAGAAATCGCCCCAGTCGTTGTTATGTTGCCGGACGTATCAATCGTGACCCCATTTATCGTAACGTCACCAGAGGCGCCCATGGTGAAAGATCCGGCCGCCGTTGCTATAATGATATCCCCGTTATTACGTAGCCACACCTGGCAAACCGTGGCGCCTGTCGCGGGGTCCCGGGCGTAGATCCGCTTACCGCCGGCCCCAACTGAAGACTGATTTACGGGGTCCAGATACGCAATAGCAAGCTGGTTACCTTCGCCGGTCGTTGGTATCGTCGCCACATAGTCCCCCGGTAGGGGCTGCGAATCATCGCCCGGGGGCGCCATGTGCCGCGCCGTCAGATTGTACCCCCCGCCGGTATCGGCTTTCACGTCACCGACTACGATACCGTTATACAACCGTTGCACAAATGAAAGTGTTTTGGCTAATCGTCCCACGGTAGCGCCTCCGGGATCTGGCCGCCGAGTGACCCCGGCATAACAAGATTTAAGATAGCGGATTCCTTATCTCGTGACCGAGAAATACCCACCGATCGAATCGTGAAAGCGTACTCACCATAAACCATGGCGTCTGGTGCCTCAAGCGTTACTGTCGTATCGGGGGCCCACAGATTGCCCGCCGCGTCACGCATCGTCGCCACTTTTACGCTATACGCCACCGCATTGGCGAACATCCGGCCGGCCTTTGACTCAACCGCCGCAACCGCGGCCGCCGCCTCGGCGTCCCCGATATCAAACGTTGACGGCCGCAGCACCCCCGTAAGCCGTTCGTTTCGCCAGGGGTGCTGATCGCCATCAAGCCCGAAAAAAACCGGCTCCACCCCCGTTATATCGCTATAGTACGCTTGCGGACGGAACTGAGGCGTTACGCTTAATAACGGGCCTTCGCCCTGCCGGAGCCTCGCAACGGGCGCGGTCGCCTTACCTGGCCGACGGAACAAAAGGGCACCCCCGGGGGTGC